GGGTACCAATGGCAGTAATACAGGTAACTATACTCCTACTTACGGCTCTGAGGATAACCCTCCGTTTGAGATAGTAAATAGCTACTGGAGAACGGTGAGCAGTGGTTTTCCTGCCTTTCATAATGCTTACGCATATTACTCCGCAAATGGCGGATCTACTAAGGGCTGGAAAATCTTAGATAAGGATAGAAAGGAGGTACGGGGCTAGTATGGCTGACAATAGCAACAGTAGCAGTATGCAGAGTGACCAGTACTTTGCGGAGATGCTTGGTATGATGAGGGAGCAGGGGCGGAAAGATAACCCTACTACCCTACAGCTAGGCGTTATGCAGAGTGCAAATAGCGTTAAAATTGATGATCTGGTACTAAATGCGGAGGATCTGTATATAGCAGATCACTTAGTAGCTGGCTATACCAGACAGCTTAAGGTACCTTATGTATCCTCCGTAGCTCCAGATACTCAAACTACCGTACAGACTAAGATAACCTTTACAGACGGGCTCAAAAAGGGGGATCTTGTAGCGGTGCAGAAATTACACGATACTAACAGGTATGTAATACTGGCAAAGGTGGTGGAGGCTTAAATGAGTTTATTTCCGTTTGCTACGAATGAGGAGATAGCCTTAGCCTCTCCAGAGGTAACAGCCTCCTCTATTCGTGAGTATGAGATAGATTTTAAGAGCGGTAGGCTTACTGGTAGGATTGTAGAGGGCGTAGATGCTCTCTGTGTGTGGGCTTATCTAGCTCTTAAGGCGTGGAGATACCGTTGGATAATCTATAGCTGGGGTTACGGGAATGAGGTTTATGATCTCATTGGTAACTCTTACAGTGAGGAATATTTAAGAAGTGAGTGCAGGAGATATGTGGAGGAGTGCTTATTGGAAAATGAGCACATTACAGGTATTGAGGATCTGGAGGTATCCCAGATCAAAGATGTACTCTATATTAAGTTTAGAATGAAAACCGATGTAGGCAGTAAGGAGGTGGAGATAAATGTATGAGGATCAAACATATGAAGCTATCCTAGCCAGATCCCTAGATAGAGTAGCTACAAATGTGGATAAGCGTGAGGGCTCCGTAGTAATGAACGCTGTAGCCCCTGTATCAGCGGAGCACGCTAACATCTATATCCTTTTGGATAGTATTATCCGTAATGGGTATGTACATACCGCAGATATTAGGGAGTATGTAGTGTACCGCTGTAGAGAGCGTGGCATTATCCCTTACGAGGCTACACAAGCGGTACTCAAAGGTAAGTTTAATATGAGTATCCCTTTAGGCTCCAGATTTAACCATGATGCCCTTAACTATACTGCTAAGGAGTTTATGGAGGAGGCTGAGGGCTATTACTACTACCAGATGGAGTGTGAGACCGCTGGAGAGGTTGGTAATAGGGGCTTTGGAGAGCTCACTCCTATTGAGTACATTGATAAGGCTCTGGAGGGAGAGCTCACTGAGCTACTTATCCCAGCAGAGGATGAGGAGAGCATAGAGAGCCTCAAAAAGAGATATGCAGATTCTTTTGAGGGTACCTCTTTTGGGGGAAATAGACAAGATTACAAAGAAAAAACGAAAGCTCTTGACGGGGTAGGCGGATGCATTGTTACTCCTGTATGGAATGGCGGAGGCACCGTAAAGCTCAATATTATAGATAGTGAGTTTAACAAGGCTACCCCTACCCTTGTAGCTAGTGTGCAATCTCAGATGGATCCGTTTCCACAGGGAACGGGTAACGGCATAGCTCCTATAGGGCATACTGTTACGGTTGTTACTCCGCAGGAGCTTACCGTAGATATTTCCGCAAGAGTTACCCTTACTGACGGAGTTAGCTGGAGCCAGCTTAAAGCTCTTGTAACCAGCACTTTGGAGGAGTATTTCCTAGAGTTAAGAAAGAGCTGGGAAAAGAGCTGTGAAAGCGGTAATCTTGTAGTGAGAATCTCTCAGATAGAAAACCGTGTCCTTAATTTGGAGGGAGTACTGGATGTAGCAGATACCGCTCTTAACGGAGTAGCGGATAATCTGACAGTAACGCAGGAAAAGCTCCCTATACTTGGGGAGGTGGTAAACAGTGGTTAAGGAGGTAGATCTACTTAGCTATTGGATGCCTGTACTTAGACAGCTCAAAGAGTTTAAGGAAATTGCAAAGGCGGAGGAGCCAGAGCTTAGGTACCTTTTGGAGGCTTGTGATCGTGCTATTAGGAATTTTTTCATTCCTACCGCAGATGAGCAAGGTATCTCACTCTTTGAGGGTATGCTGGGAATGTTCCCCGATGAGGGGGCGGATCTGGAAACTAGGAGAGTATCCGTATTAACGGCATGGGCTAGTAAAGAGCGGTATACAGATGCGTGGCTTTATGATAGGCTCTCCTCTCTGTGTGGCGGAGAGGTTAGCATTACTCCTCACTATGAGGAGTATTCTGTAGATATTGCGGTAGAAAGCGGAGTTAAGGGGATAGTTGAGATACTAACCTCTCTAATTTCTGATATACTCCCGTGTAATCTGGTATATAACCTTAGCACTTACATTAAGGCACAGGAAACCGCTCCCCTATTTGTAGGGGTAGTTACTTCTACTGCTATGTGTTACCAGCTTACAAACGATATTACAAGTAAGGTATCTACTGTATCTACCCTTAATAATGCAGTAGCAAACTCTACCGCTACAGTGATCACCATAAACTCTGAGACAGTTATGGTGCCAACTACAGCAGTATTAGGCAAGGCAGTACTGGGATCCGCAGTGCTGGGTACCATGTAAAGGAGGGCAAAAATGACATACGAAAAACAAACTTTTAAGAATGAGGAAACAGTATTAACAGCGAAGATGCTGGAGCACATTGAGGATGGTATAGTAGCCCTATGTACCGCTGTGAATCGTCTCCGTGAGAATATTGGAGGCTCTGTGCCTACGGCTAGGATTGGTTATATAACAATTCTTGCAGATAACTGGGTAGGCACTGATAGCCCGTACTCTCAAGTTGTGGAGGTTGCTGGGGCTACTAAAAAGAGTCAAGTTGACCTTACGCCCAGCGTTGAACAGCTTTCTGTATTCCACAAAAAGGATCTTGCTTTTGTAACAGAAAATGAGGATGGTGTGGTTACGGTATACGCTGTTGGGCAGAAGCCAGAGAATGACTACACTATTCAAGTAACCATAACGGAGGTAACTGTATGAGTAAAATTATAGGCGTAACCGTAGGTACACCTCTTAGCCCCTCTGAGATAGAGGGTACATTAAATCCTGTTAAGACCGTCAACGGGAAAGCTCCCGATGAAAACGGAAATGTAGATATTAAGATTCCTGAGGGTAGCACTGGCAAAGATGGAGCTAGTGCCTATGAAGTAGCTTTGGCTAATGGGTTTGAGGGCTCAGAACAAGCGTGGTTAGCTTCTCTAAAGGGTGCTGATTATGTGCTAACTGAGGCGGATAAAACAGAAATTGTCCGTATGACTATTGAGAGCTTGGGTGGCAATCCTGTATTCGGTTATGTGGATGAGAATAATAACATCATCGTCTCTGGTAACCTAGCAGACGGAAGTTATACGATAAAGTATGAAATGGAGGATGGTAGCATTATTGATATCGGTGAGCTAACCTTAGACAACAATGTTTATTTTGTCGTGACTAATACTCTAACAAACTGTGCAAACAATAACAGCACAACACAGGTAATCAAGGGACAGAGTTATGTAGCAGTGATTTCCGCAAATAGTGGTTATGAGCTTTCTTCTGTGTCTGTAACTATGGGTGGTACATCTATTCCTGTTAGTGGTGGCAACATCTCTATTGAAGAAGTGACAGGAGATATTGTTATTACTGCGGTAGCTAAAGAAGCTGTTGTTGAAATTGTCAACCTGATTCCTACATCTGTTGATACTGATGGAACTATTTACAATGGTATTGGCTATAAGACAAATACACGAATTAGAGGTACTGGTGCTACAGAGGCTTACAATGGTGCTTCTTGTACGGGCTTTATTAAGGCTAACACTGGAGATATGGTGTACATTAAGGGTATTACAAGTAACACAGCTGGCTTATCAAAAGTGCATTGCTATAATGCAAGCAAAACCTCAATCAATGCAATTGGTTTTTCCGAATTAACGAATGAGGGAAATGGTGTTTATAGTTGTACTATCACTCTTGAAAATACGGAATATATTCGTGTAGCATCAGCTCACATTATGGATGGTAGTGAAATCGTTACCGTTAATCGATCGATAGTGTAAGGCGGTGTGAATTTATGGCATATAAGTATAAACACTTTATACCACAAAACACCGCTCCAATCGGTGTAAAAAATATAGGAGTGTATGACGAAAAGGGCAATAAGGTATGTACCATTCCACTTGGAAGAATGACACCACCGAATAAGGAAAAGCTATATTCCTTTGGCTTATTAAGTGATACTCATATATTAAGAGCAGAAATACCACCGAATTATTTACATAACACAAAATTCGATAATGCTCTTTCATTCTTTGAAAATAGTGGATGTGAATTCTGTATTGTTTGCGGAGACTTAACACAAACGGGATTTTATAGGAGGACAAATGAAAGCGATGCAAGCACTACTTATTTGGACGAAACTTTATTTGCGAATTATAAAGAAATCTGCGACAAACACACTATTCCTATATATGAGTTAATGGGAAATCACGAAAGTTATTATGGTATGCCTATAACCAATAACTTTGACTTAATGAAAGCCTATACAGGCACTAGTGTATTGTCATATACGATAGAGCGAGGGACTGATTTATTTATTCTTATAGGACAGCCAAAAGATTTAGTAGTTATGACAGATGATGATTTTACATGGTTTGCTGAAACGCTTGAAGCAAACAAAGATAAAAGATGTCTTGTATTCGTCCATTCCTATATAGAAGAAGATAGCGGAGATGCAATGGATGTGCGAGAAAACTCTATCTTCTACTATTGGGGAGCAACAAAGAAAAATGCTTTTATGAGCCTTATTCGACAGTATAGTAATGTCATTCTGTTTCATGGACATTCACACATGAAATTTGAGTGTCAAGAGCTTGATGAAAATGCAAATTATACAGAGCGAAATGGTTTCAAGTCAATCCATATCCCATCAAGTTCGGCACCGAGAGATGTTGATATTGAAAACAATAAATCCGTTGATGATACATTCGCAAGTCAAGGTTATATCGTTGATGTATATGATGATTGTGTTGCACTGAACGGTATGGATTTTATAAATTCTAAACCTATTCCTTTAGGGACTTATAAAATATTAACGGAGGTGTGATAAGGTGTTTTATCTAAATAAAGATATTGAGCTTAGTGCAGAATTACTAAGCAAAATGATTAACAGATTTAGACTTAATGTAGATCCTAAATTAAGAACATATAAAAATTATATGGAATAAAGAAAGGAGGCTTAAATATGGGAGCTTTTAAGGGTGCAGTAATCACTAAAAAAGGGCAAGCATTGATGGCTAAGGTGGTACAGGGCGGTACTAAGCTGGACTTTACACAGATTAAGACCAGTGAAAAGGCACTTAGCGGAGATCTGGCTAGCCTTACCAGTATTGGCACAATTAAACAGGCGGAAAAGGTAGCCTCTGTAGTGAGGCAAAACCTGTATAATGTAAAGGTTAGTGCCAGCTTTTCTAACAAGGGGCTTACCGCTGGCTACTATGTTAGAAATATTGGCTTGTATGCTACGGATCCTACGGAGGGAGAGATCCTCTTTAGTATTTCCGTAGCGGATGAGAGTACCGCTACAGCGGATTGGATGCCTCCGTATACGGGCGTGAGTGTAAGTAGCCTTATGGTAGATCTTATTACCGCTGTATCTAATGCCTCCAGCGTTAATGTAGTGGTAGATCCTACAGCTAATGCTACAGTAGCCCAGATCATGGAGGTAAATGAGCGTTTAACCGCCTTAGATAACTCCATTACTACTACCAACGAGAAACTCCTTAGCGGTAGCGTAGCTGGAGGGGTAAAGGTTAATAAGGTGCTGGGTAAGAGTGAGCAGGTTACTACTACAGGTAAGAATCTTTTACAGAATGTAGCTACAAGCCAGATTATTAACGGTATTACTTTTACTGTGAAAGAGGATGGGAGTATTGTAGCTAACGGTACTGCTACAGATCTTGCCTCTCTTACCA